AAGACAATCCTGTTCTTTTTAGATCAGCTTTTGTAACTGCAAGTTTTTTAACACCATTCTTGTCAAAGAAATATAATTGACCTGCCTTCTTAGCAGCAGCTATGCTTCTTGGCTTTCCTGCTAATGGGTCTTTTTTAGTTTTCTTAGCTGCCTGATTATTAGATAAAGCCTGTCTTTGCGTCTCAGTTAATGTGCTTGCAGCTACTGCTTTTGTGCCAGCTAACTTAGTCTCTTTAGGTCTTGATGGTTTTGTTTCTTTTTTAACCTTTGGCGGTGCGGTTGTTACACCCTGCTTTGGTAAGCCAGGTCCTCTTTGTGGTGGAAACGCTACTATGGCTTTGGAGTCTCTTCCTACCTCTGCATCTTTTTTAAGTATCTTATCTGCAAACTTACTGCCTTTTGGAAACGATCTTTTAATCCTCTCCTCTCTGGTAACACCTTTTTTCTTTTTTTCTTCTGCCATAACGCCCCTCTAGTTTTGTTTAGATTAATACTATGTTACTATTTGAGTCTATTATTTTTTTTCTTATACTTTTTCTTCTTAGGTTTTACAAACTTCTTCTTACCTCTAACCAGTTGTGATTTCATACTGGCTCTAGAGATTGTCATCGTACTTTAAATCCTGACAAACTTGCTGAACCTGATCTTGCTAAACCACCGCCACGCATTGCTGTTGTTTTAGTTCTTGGTTTCTTTACAGATTTTGGCTTTGTTTTCCTTTTAGGTTGTTCAGGAGATACTCCAAAAGCTCTGCTTTTATAGGCATCTTTCCCATATTTTCTAGACATAGCTCTGTCTATATTATATTTTTTTTGTCCTCTTTCTTCAGCAGCACCGACTTGTTTTCTAAACTCTTTTGCTCCTGAAGTTCCTCTTCCTTTAAATTTTTCTTCTAGTTTCTTTCTTTTATCTTGAAACTTTTTAAATAGGGCTGTTCGACTTCTTTCTCTAACAGTATCCTCTGTAGTTCCTGCTTTTTGAATATTTCCAGTCAATCCACCTATCTTCATTCCTGGTTTAGATACTTTACCACCTGCTTTCTTTTTTGTTGTAGGACTTATTGTTGCTAAATATTCTCCGTAGCTCATTAATTTAGAAAACGGACTAGCTTCAAATGTTTTCCTGTCTGCTTTTATATCAGATTGTAAACTTTTAAAATTTTTATTTAGAC